TTTCTATCTCCATATTGTATGTAGCCTACTCCTTTTTTCTCCCTGTATTCAGGTTGTTTAGCTTCTGCGAATGTTAATACTAGTATATTATCCATTATTGTCTAATTGTAAATGTATCGTTTGTGTTATATTCCGCATAGGTCAAAGTAGTTCCTACTAATTCCATAATGCCTGATTCAACCATATTTAAACCTGCAGGATTAGTATTTGTAGTACTAGTTTGCTCATATATCTCATAGTCATATTGACCATTCAAAGATGAAGCAAAATTAGTATTGACTACTATACTAAACTCATTGTATCTATCCTTGTAAGCACTTATATCGGTAGCGTTTAATTTAACAAATTTAACTTCCGTATTGGCACTTCTATTTGTAAATATAAACAAATAGTTTGGATTGGTCAATAACTGCTTTTCAGTTAAGGTTAGAATAATATTTTGAGTTTGTCCTTTTGTTAGCCTAATCATACCTTTAAATAGCAGGAAATGCAATTTGTTGCATATAGTGGACAAATAGTACCAATTTGTGCGTTTTATAACACATTATCGTACGAATAAATGTAAAGTTTTGGCTTTACTTTATGTCAATTTTAGTAAAGTTTTGCCTTTACTTTAAAACATAAAAAAAACCGCCGAACGAATTAACGAACGGCGGCAAACCTATAAACCTATGAAAACAAATTAAGAACCCGGTGTTTCCAAAGCAGAATAAACCGATTGGTTTACGCTTGGAGCCATTGCTGGTTCAGCACCTGAGAAAGTCAAAGTGAAACCACTTCTATCTCCCTGTGCAGTTCCTGTAGCGGCACTACCTGCGGTTAAATCTATACCTCTTGTTTTACCTAAATACCAATAGATACCATTGCTATCTTTTACAACAGCAACTAGGCTATTTTGTGCTAATAACAAGATTTCGTTTCTTGTATTAGTTTGCAACTTATTAAGAATTATTTGTAATTCTTGTGTGTAGAATACAGTACCATTAGCTACCGAAGCAGTAATAGTTTGGTTAAACATTGATGTATCTTTCACTAAAGCATATTTCCAAAAACGTTTACCTGCAGCCTTAGTCAAAGCAGTAATTACACCACTTGCTTCAGTTGAGGCAGTTACGTTTGAGGCTTCAGTAAAATACACTTCAACGATACCACCTAAGCTATCTCGGCAATCTAAAGTATATCCTTGTGTTAATGCGCACGCCATTGTTAATTAATTTAATATTTTAAAAAAAGGGGAGGTATTTCACTCCCCTGTAAATTATGCTAATACGAATTTCACAATCTCATCAGGGAAAGCGATATTCACACCCATTTTGAATTCAGCTACGAAACGAACTTGGTCAGCTTCTTTAGCGTAGAAGATTTCAAACTTCTCTTCTTCGTTTAACAAGTCAGTTCCTAAGAACATGTTGCTTAAACGTAAAGCGTAAGCCTTGTTAGTACCATTCAAACCTTGTACTGCTACAACTTTGATAGTAGTACCTGGTAATACGAACTCACTATCAGATTTAACATCTAAAGAATAGTGGAACATATTTGCATTCTTCAATGCGATAGTGTAAGTACGGAATAAGTCTTGACCGCAGAAGATAGTCATATCATCAGCAGAAACTACTTGTGCAGGAATTGCTTGGTAGATACCATCAAAGATAGAAACTACATTCGCTGCAGTAATAGAACTTAATGGAGCACCACTAATGTAAGTAGAAGCGTTAGCCGCTACAACACCTGAAGCCGCACCAATCAACTTAACTAAACCATCAAACTTGTTTAAGTTTACGTCTACTGAAGTTGTATCTCCTTGCCAAATTGTTTTCTCTAATTGAGAAGCAATTCTATCAGCCTTTTTTGTAGCAAATTCTTGCTCAAAAGGAATAGAATCGTACATTGAACCTGTAGGTAAAGCCTTTTGTAAGTACTTAGCTTCTAAGTCTTTAGGACAAAGTGCTTCGTTTACTTTGATTTTACCAACTGTTACTGTTCTTTGAGTAAAAGTTGTTGAACCTGATGCAGTAAAACCACAAGAACCTCCTGATTGGAAGATTGCATCTGTGTCCATAATATTGATAGTTTCTGCGGATTTTACTCCAACCATCACGTTACCTGCACTTTTGATTAAAGTTGCAGTTTTTGCGCCTAATACAGAAGAAGTAACCAAAAGGTCTGCGTTTTGTTCTGTATAGTCTGCTAATGCTGATACATTAAATGCCATTGTTATTAATTTTTAGTGTTTAAAATTGCGTTTCTAAATCTTGCGATTCTTTTTTCTTTAATATCATTTGTTGATACAAATTCATTGAATCCATTTGGTTTTTGAATTGGGTCTGCGTTAGGTGTCTTTGTAAGTGCCTCTACTAATTCAGCTACTTGTGCAAATCCTTGTTTAACCTTTGCTTCTAATTCAGCAACCTTTTTATCAGATGATTCTTTGTCTGCTTTCAATTGTGCAACCTGTGCTTCAAATTGTTCAGCATATTCCTTCATCTTTTTTTCATAATCTTTTGCCATATCCGCAGGTGCTTCTTCAGCAGGTTCTGCATCAGGCATCATTTCTGCTTCAGGTGCTTCCATTTCAACGATAATTCCGTTCTCGTCTAATGAAATCTCGGTGCCATCTGCTAATGTATAATCTCCCATAGAACATGCAGTTCCGTCTAGGTATTTACATTCGCCACCAATTGCTAATTCAGAAATCTCTACTTTACTTCCATCTGCTAGGTCGTACTCTTTCATCTCAACCTTAGTTTCAACTTCAGGAGTTGGTTCACCTGCAGGAGGAACGGCTAAATTTTCTTCAAATAAGCCTTTGATTTTTAATATCGCTTCTTGTGCGTTCATACTTTTTGCTTTATATAGTTAAAAAATTAATTGTTTATCACTTAACCTGAGATAAAATATTTTTTACCTCGTTTATTAGTGCAGAAATTTGATTTACTTCCTTAGGCTTATAGTTAAACATACCTTCTACCGAGAATCCTTTTAACTTGCCTGTCTTAACCTGCTCCTCCCATACTTGCTCGTTATTTACAACCATTGAACCAAACCATGTACCCCAAGGAGTATCTTCAAAACCTTTCATTGGAGGTATTCCTCTTTTCTCATCACTTTGAAATGATTCAAATAAGGTAACATCCTCTAAGGTTAGTTGCCCATTGTGCATCATATTTACATTGCTTTGATAGCCTTTGCGGAAATACTTCTGCATAATTTTAAGTATAGTATTTGCAGAAAATGCAACATAGTAATCGCCATAATGAATATCACTACGGAAGATAGGAGTATCAGCCAACATAATAGGACCACTGATAATACGCATATCTTCGCTAACAATCTCAAACTTTTGTTTATTGTTAAAAGCATTCCAATTTTTTTGTATAGCAGGTCTATCTACTAAAGCTATGAAATCAACCTGAGCATCATCTTGTAAATCCTCATTGATGTCAAGCATATATACAGGTAAATCTAAGTTCATAATACTAAATAGTTTAATTGTTAATGTTTATCGTTTATTCAAAATTTGCCTTATTTTGTATCTCTTTTTCTCGTTCTTGTGAACTAGTAATATCTCTTTCTACTACATAGGCACGAACTGCAGTTTGACCACTTTGACCTCCACCGCCTCCACCTGTAGTTAGTGCAGGAGCAGGTGTAGTGTCTATTGAAGGTAAAGAACCTCCTCCGCTAGGTGGGGATGGCATTGATGGAGCCGCACCTCCTGATGGTGGTGGTATATCAACAAAGCCTGGTCCACTTGCACCGCCAGGGACAGGTGGTGGTTGTATTGCCATAATGCTTTTAACATTCTTAATACCTGCAACAATAGCCGCCGCAGCCGCCGCCGCACCTAAAACAGGACCAACAACAGGAATACCTGATAATGATTTAAACGCTGATACTGCCGCTTGATATGTTTCAATAGTAGCCGCTGCAATCGCAGTAGCCTTACCTGCAACAGTATGTTCGCCTAATGCCTTAGATACATTTTTTAATGTATTGGCAACCTTAGTCATTTGCTCACTTCTAACCTCAGCCTCTTTCTTAGCTAATTCCTTTCTAGTTTCTCCTAATGCCTTATCGGTTTTAGTATACTCATCTAAGGTAATTTTGCCTTCATCATACTGCTTTTTATTTAGGCTTATGGCATCATCAGTATATTTCTTTCTTTCTTTAAAGGTTAATGTTTCGTTACCTATTAATTCCTTTAATCTATCTGCCTCTTTAACTGCCGCCTCTTTATCATATTTTGCAGTTATAGCGGTTACCTCAGCACCATGCTTTTCTTTTAATGCAGTAACTAATAAAGTTTTTTGAGTTTCGGTATAATCAGCATTATCTAAAACTAATTTAGTCGCTTTTACTAGTTCTTCATCTAATGTTCCTAATTCCTTTTCCTTGCCTTCCTTTAACTTAGCTATTCTAGTTTCAGAAAGTAAATCTGCTAGTTCTTTCTCAAACTCATCATCCTTTTCCTTTCTTTTTGCCTTTGTTTCATCATCTATTTCTTTTCTTTTTGCCTCATATTCTGCTTCATTTGCTAATTTTAGTGCAGTTTTTTTAGCCTCACTAATTTTTAACTCCTCAATTTCCTTATCCTTAGCATCCTTATCTATCTTTAATTTTTCAAAGGCTTTTTCTTCTTCAGTTTTTAGGTACGCAGTTTTAGTTTCGTTCTGCATATCTAAAAGCATTTCATCTGCCTTTTTATTATCAGCCGCAATTTCTTCCTGTGTCTTTTTATTTTGAGCCGCTACCTTATCATTGGTTTTCTTTTGTTCTTCAACCTTTTTATCGTTAGCTTTCTTATCATCATCTGCAACCTTTTTGTTATAACTTGCATTTTCAACTGCCTGTGCAGTTTTTAAATCTCTAAACTTTTTTTCTTCCTCATCAGATAATTCACCCTTAGTTTTTAAGGCTAATCTAAGTTTACTTAACTCATTTTCAGTTTGCTGAAGTTTAAGTTCATGTATCTCTTTTTCTTTTCCTCCTTGTGCTTGTAATATTTTTATTCTATTAGCAATATCCTCGTTACCTCTTTCAGTAGCCTTTGCAACTTTATCTAAGTTTCTTTGTGCCTCGCTAGTTATGCCTACAAAATCAGTAAATTTCTCAACTAATTCTCCTACACCTTTTGCTAAACTACCTAATGGACTATCCATTATCCATTTCTTGATATCATCAAAGTGAGCGATAACAGTACCAAGTAATGTAACTAATGCACCTATACCTGTTGCAATGATAGCACCTTTCAATACCTTAAAGCCTGTACTTGTTTCAGCCAAGGTCATATTGAACGCTTGTTGAATAGTATTAGCCGCTTTAGTAACTAAATTGTTTGCAGTTTGAAAAGTTGTACTATTTTGTATTTGCAGATTTAATAACTTAAAACTATCTACACTATCTCCAATAGCGTTTAAGCCTGAGGTCAATGCCATAGCCGCATTAACTTTCAATAACGCTTCCTCAACCTTTTTATTTTCAGTTCCAAATAAAGCCATTACACCCTGTACCGCAGAAAATCCTCCTGCTACACCTGTCAATGCACCTGCTACTGCCTTAAATTTCTCATCAGGGTTGAAAGCCTTAGCCGCTTTGTTTACAAAGTCAATCTTATCAGCTAACTCCGCAGTTTTTTTACCTGCCTCTGCCGCTTCCTTAGATGCTTCTCCGTATTTTTCAATTACTTTAGCAAGTTCAACTACTGATTCCTTGTATAATTGTTTTAACGTTTTTTCATCTTCCTGACGCTTCTTATTCTTATCATTGGTTTCACCGAGTTTCTTATTGGTATCATCTATCTGTTTATTTGCTTCATCATTCTCGGTTCGCATCGTAATGATTACTTCATTCTCATTTGCCATTAGTCAGTATTTATTACTTTTAATAAATTAATTTGTGTTGTTCTATAATCAGTTGGACTATATGATTCTATCTTATTCAACCTAAATAGTACTCCGTTTATCCATATATATTTGCTAAAATCTAATTGATAAATATCTAATGGAGTTAAATATACCCTACAAGTTAGTAACTTACTTTCCATATCACTAATTTCCTGTAAATATGGTAAGTGATAAGTATTGAATAAATTATTAGTTGGATAAG